CTGCTTTGATTAATATAAAGGCCTGCTGCTACTTGATCCTGATCTGGTATATCAAACTTTACTGAGTACGTTTTATAAGATCTAGATGTTTCACTAGATGGGCATACAGCAATCTTAGTATTATTGCTACCCTGACCTACTATTCCAATTTTTGTAACATTTGGAAGATTCAAGTTATTAACATTGTCATGATTGTTTGTTATTTCAGTATTGCCAGTAGTTTCAGAAAAAGCAAAAGAGCTATTTATTGTTTTTTCTATTAATCCTTTGCTTGATAAAGATGTTATTCGTGAGTGAGCTGTAGGTAATGTGCCATACATTCCACGTTGAATATTAGTGATGTTTCCTGTAGGAGTTATTAGTATGTCATCGTTTTGTTCTTCTCTATCTCCTTCAACTAATAATTGGTCAGAATTAACTCTAAGTTGTACGGTGTTTGTTTTAATAAAATCAGATATGGCAGCTGATAGCTCAAGGCTATTTTTAATAGAAACTGTTTTAGATTGTGGATCATCTGAAATAGTAGAAATCTCATACTCTTTATATTGAAAAGACATGATCTCACCTTCTACTGCCACATATCCATTAGCATCCATGTTAAAGGTGTGGAATATATCAAGTAAATCATTGTTATTAATAGTTAAAACACTAGATTCAGAAGACATTTCTTCTTTCAAATAATTAAATCCAAGTGAGTCAGCAGTTTGTTGCTCCCATACAACGTCATTGGATGTTGTGTATATAAACGAAGGTGAGTCTTTTATCTTAAGATTTTTTACGTTTTGCAATGATGGTGATTGTTTTATTCTTGGTGTTTGGTATCTTAAAGATATTTTACCTGGTTTTTGTTCATTAGATATTGAGACACCATTTTGCTGTATGTCTGCCTCTGATATAGCAAGTCCTTCCGAAGTGTTAGACAAAATATCAAAGAGGCTTAAAAATCTCATTATTCCATACTCATCAATATATGCACCAATTTGATATGCAAGAAAGATATCGTTAAGAGCATCAATTACTGTCTTATCTCTTGAGTTAACATAGTAATAAGATATATCAAGTGGCTGTGACTTGTTGTTGCATATTCTATATAGTGAGTCATAGTCGTAGTCAGTAAATCCAGCAAGATCAAGGATGTCTGTTATTATCTCAAATACCGTTTTTAAGTTTGCAACATAGTCTGGTGCAGGCTTTGATTGTAAATACTTAGATACATCATATGCTTGAACTGTTACATCCTGAATATCATTTTCTTGCCAAGCATCTGAGTAAAATACTCCAGCTGGTATGTATACATTTGAGTGAGCTGTAGTAGATGTTCCAAGAACTGCGCTATTACGTAAATGAAAATTAACATAAAATTTAATATTATTTCTTAGCATATTAGAAAGAACTGTCAAAGAGTTATCGCTTTGGCTAGAAAAGATAGGAACAATAGATCCATTTTTAGTTGCTGGTATTCCAGAAAAAGTTATGTTGACATCATTTGAGTTCATTGAAGATATAGGCAATACTGTGTTTGACCCATCTAAAGATTTTTCTAAGTCTAATCCAGTTATAAAGTCTGACAAATCAACTTCAAGTCTAGGAGATACTTCTATTAGTTGCATCCTCTTTAAGTCTGCAGATGCTGAATCACTTCTAGAAAGTTCATCAAATAAAGAATTAACTGATGCACTAGTCTGAGTAATTCTGATTTTATTTACTGTTGTTGTCTTAGTTAAAGAACCATCTGTTTCAAACTTTGGCATATCAGATGCAGCCCAAGGTATGTTTGTCCAGTTAGTTCCAGTCCAGTACAAAACAAAAACACCAGTATTATATCCATCGCTATTGTTTAATGGAGATAAACTTGTTACTTGTGATGTTACTGGTGGTGTTGCTGAGTTTTTTATAGTAGCAGTTACTAGTGAGTCATTTATATAAAGGTTGAATGTCGGAACAGTCATTAGTGTATTAAATTTAATAACTATCTTATTTGTTATTAAACCTTGTTCATAAATAGCGGTAATGCTTGGATTATATGATGCACTAGATATTGCAGGATCAGAAACAAAGTACTTGTATGGATTAATGTCTGTGGGCAGTGCATTCTTTAAGACGGGGACTTTGTTATCTGCCAAAAAGAAACCAGGGTTTTGAATAATTGAAGTAATTGGCATATACTTATTTCCAACAAACTTACTGCCTAATTCTGAAACAATTTTTCTATGTCCTGATGCAAAAGAACAATTAGCATTACCTGAAGGAACGTAAGACTCACCTGGTCTAAAATATGAGAAAACGCTATCTGTTGGAAACAAAGATGCATTCTTATAATCAAATATAGTTATTTCGTATATCTCTGGCAAAGTAAACAATACAGTAGTAGACTCTATTTGTTCAGAAAAACTGTTTGCCACAATCTTATAATTAAATGAGCCAACACTTGTTTCTCTTGATGATACATATGTTATTACTTTTGTCCACTTCAATGAAGTAGCCTCAGTCTGTTCAGAACCGACCTGCGATCCAGATCCTTTGGCATATGTGCTAATCATTACTGGAGCAGGATTATTAGTTTTTACATATGTTATTACTTTATATGCAGACCCCGATAATCCAGACACTGAATATTCTACTGATCCAGTACCGTCTGACATTGCAAACTTTTTGGTTATAAAGTTTTCTTTTGCTTCAGTAGCTGTTGCATCGGTATACGCAGATGCTGGCGTTCCAGATATTTTTGTTCCTATTCCAGACGTTGTGATATACGGTGGATTAAATAAGTTATGGTTCCACTCAGCAGAAACTACTGGAATAAGATCAATAGATTCTGAGTTTTTAAAAATAGATGAGCTAACATTGCTTAGCATTATATCTCCGTAAAATCAATGCTCATATCAACATAGTCTGAAATCTTAGTTCTGTTAATAATTGTTTTAGAAAAGTTATTCATAAAAACATTATATGTTTTAAACCCAGTTTGTGATGTCGCAACAGCGCCAGATGGAAGAGAACCAAATGTTGGATCTGTTGCATACTCTGCTGATACAACCTTTAGGATGATTGGAAGTCCTGAATTATTCTTATAAAATGATTCAAGCCATGCAGAGCTTAGGTTTCCATCAACTGTTAATTGGTTATCGTCTCCAGTTAGAAATAATCCATTTGCTGGATTTCTTTTAAAATGAAAAGCTGGAACATAGCTCCAAGATACAGATATTGTATCTTTTTTAGACACTACATATTTTCTCATTTTACCATTTGCCATGCGGGACTCTGACTGAATTATCTCTGTAGAAATATCAATAGGCTCTCTGTTATGATCTGTTAACTTATACCAGGTAGTGCCGTTAAGAGATACTTGTATTCCTGCATCAATTAAATATGCCATTATCTTCCCACCAAATTCGTCTTGTTATTTTTGCTTTGCATTCTTTCTAATTGTAGCATAACCTCTTGTGCTATTTGCTTAGGATCTTTATCTGCACCGTTGATTGTAATGTTGTTTGTAATAGGGCCAGCAGATGAGAAGTTCTTGTTTTGTTCTGCTGTTAATACACGCTCACCCTTGTGAAGTTGGGCAATTTGATCTTGAGGAATGTACGGTGAACCAACCTCATATGATGGAAGTTTATAGTTTGCAAGTCCACCATTTGCAAAGTTTTTTGGCTTAATCAGACCTGCATCAATAAATCTTTGAATCATTTGCTCTTGACCAGTTACTAGACTTCTATGATATAAATCTGTTTTTAATGCATATCCAAGATCCCAAGGCTTCATTCCATCTAAAAGTTTTGCCCCTATAACTGGTGAATATATTTCATTTAGACGGTTTGCTCTATTTGGACCCGTTCCTCTTGGCTTACCACCAAGTGCAATTCTTTTTGCTCCACCAAGTTGTTCTATTAATGCTGGAGGTAGAGTCGCTGTAAACTCATCAGACATTCCACCAATGGAAAGTGGTGTTGGAACTTGTTCTGGCAATACATCTATTCTGTATAGGCCAGCGTTGCTTCCAAACTTTCCTGATTGATCTCCTAAAAGATTTAAATGTTGTTCACTACCATAGTGTGCTGCCATTTTTGAAGACATACTCCAGTATCCGCCAAGCTTGTCAAATGCTGGTGTAGCTTTAAACATAGCAAATTTAGTTTCTGGAGTTAGTCCATGTGCTTGGGCATATGCTTTATTTGCAGCCTTAATAAAGTCTGTTGGAACAAGGTCTTCAACTGAACCTCTGCTTACTTGTCCTTTTCCATGCCTAGTTAGCTCATTTAAAAAGTCTTGCTTTGACATTCCCTTAACAGATTCATCTCCTTGTTTAGTCAAGATAGAATATGCTTCCCCCCAATAATGATGATAAGCTTTTGAAAGGTCTGTTGTTGGTGTTTGCCAAAGAGTGCTAGGTGCGTCAATATATGAATCCTTACCAGTCAAAACCATTTCTGGTACGGTTCTTCCCTCTGCTTTAGCAAACTCAAGAGATTTTCCTTGCAAGTTTCTAATAATTGTTTTGCTTGCTTTTGATGCAGAGATATTCTTTACTGCAGACGTTGCACCCTTTAATCCAGACAAACCAAACTTTCCAACTCCAAGTGGAGCCATTGCTGCAGATAGATAGTCAGTCTTTGTTCCTGTTCCAGAAAATACATTTGCAATTTCTTTTCCACCTAGGAATTCATAACCAAGGCTATGTTTGCCAGCTTTAAATGGGTCTATGGCTTTCATTGCGGTGTGCATAATTTTTGACCAAATAGATGGTTTTTTGGCTGGTGAACCCATTGATGACATACCCATTGCGTGTGGAGCAGAACCTACTGGTCCGCCCTTTGCAAACATTAGTGGTCCTGCTACACCATATGCTCCATTACCAATACCGCCCATAGAGGCACCAGAGCCTGCGTAGCGGTCTGGACTTCTATCAATACCCATCCCAGGAGCACTAGACTTTCTTAGTTGCTCTGCTAGCTGATGCCAGTAGTCTGAGAACTGTCCAACCTTACCGTTAAATGGAAGGCCTGGAATTTCAATTCCGCCCCATGGGTCTTTGCCTGTATTGTTAAATATTGGTCTTCCGTTTTTATCAAACCCTATTGGAGATCCCTGATATAGTCTTTCTAATTCTCCCCAGTATCTTCCATATGGACTTCCAGTGGGTTGATTCTTAGAGTTGTAAGGAGATGATGGTTTTTTAAATGAAGGTAAAACCATTCCGCCCTTTGCATACTTGCCAGCATTTAGTGCATCCATTACTCCTGTGCCATACTTTGCAACAGAAGATGCTTTGATTACATACTCTCCATCTGAAAGCATTGCTGGAATAGAGTCTGATGTTGCTGTTCCTGGACCAGAGACTTTTCCTCCAGGCTCAAAGCCCTTTATGTATCCGCCCTTTGCTGCGTGGATAGTAAAGAAAATATTTCCATTAACTGGATCTGTTCCCTCTACATAAATAGAGCCTTTCTTTTTTATTGTTCCATCTTTTAAAGTAATACCAGGAATATCTCCGTTAGGACCTATAAAGATTATGTCTCCAGTTTTATAGTTTCTTCCTCCACCCTTAAACTTGCTCATTGGTTCTGTAAGAACGCCTTCTTTTAGTAGATACCTTTTACCAGTTTTTGGATCTATTCCTGTTGAGTTAACTGATGGTCCTCCACGCAATCCAGTGTTAGGTGGTGCTGGAGTGTTTGATAGTGCAGCTCTTACTGCATCTGGTCCTGATACTGGTGTTGGTACTTTTGCTACTGGAAAACCACCCTTGATGGCTTCTACTATACTAGTTGCTGCAGCTGATGTTGCAGCAGCTTGATCTGCAGAAGACTTATTAATTGCAGCAACAATTGCATCGCTATTTGCTTGGAGTGCATCTATTTGTGCTTGCAATGCATCTGCTTCTTCTTGAAGTTTAGACTTTGCTGTTTCTTGATTAAACTCTACAGTATTTTGAGACTTTTCTTGTAATAGGCTTGCTGCTTCAATATAATTTCCTTTTATTTTTGCATCAACAATCTGTTGATCTAGATCTCTTTGTTTATCTAAATAATCATTTTGTCTTTTAATTTCATTGCTTATTTTTTCTTGCTGTTTAATTTGATCATCTATAATCTTTTTCTTTTTCTTTAAAATGTCAATTTGTTTTTTGAGTCCATCAGATTCTTTTTCTTGACTCTTGTAAGCTTTTGTTTGAGTTATATCATTAACACCAGATGTCTTTTTAAACAGTCTATCTGAATTTTTTGCAAGCCAGTCTTGTGCTTCTTTTACTAAGCCTTCTGCTGTAGTTTTTGAGTTAATTTCTTTATAAAATCCCTTTGCAGCTGCTGCAATTAGGAATGCTGTTTGCTCACCAGTAATGCCAGCGACATTTTTAAGATTTTTTACATTTCCAGCTGCTGATAAATCTCCTATTAATAGGTATGCATTATACATTGATGTTATTGCTGCTGCACCTGAGACTCCTGCTGCTGCTACTCCATCTATAATAAGCTTCATTTGCTCTAAAGATGAAGAGTTGGCTGCAGCACCTGTTAATTGAATTAAACTAGTTCCTAGATTTGTAGAGCTTCCTGCAGCATTTTTTAACATCTGTGTTATAGCTTGAACTTGACTTCCGAAAGTTACAAATGTAGTTCCAACTAAAGATAAGTGACCACTAGATGCCAAAAGTAAATCAAGTTGTTTCTGAGCTTGTTCTGGTTTAATTTGTCCAATTGCAACCTGTGTTGCAACAAATGCATTAGCTGTTTGAATAATTTTTTGTGGATTTTCTTGGTTTGCTAATCCATCAACTAGTTCTCTTAAAGGATTGTTTTCTGGAAGAGATTCAATAAGAGCAACAAATCTAGCTAATTCTTCATTTGTATAACCAAAAGATTTTCCAGCATTTTCTCCTGCTGATCCCATTGACGAAACTGCACTTGTTAGAGACCCTACTTTTATTGTTGTATCAACAGCAGAATTACCAAAAAATGTTGCTACATCAGCACTAGACTTAAAGACTGCTTCATTCATTGCCTTTAACTGTTTTTGTTTTTCTATTAAGCCAGAAATTGCTGATGATACTAAACCAATAGTGGTTCCTATTGCCATACCCTGTGGACCAAACATGCTTCCAAGATTAGCTCCAGCAAGAGCACCTTGTGCAAGACCCTTACCAGCAAAATCTGGCATCATTGATAGTCCCATGTTGACTCCCATGAGCCCCATATTTCCACCAAAAGAATTAATTCTCATTCCTGCAGACTTTGCCTTACCTAAAGCTGCTGCCCTAGACTGTCTCTTAGCCTCTTTACGCTGCTCTGATTCTGTTAGTGGTGCAACAATTGTTAACCCTGTAGCTCCAGATGGCATTGCTGGTCCAATAGGTGCAGGTCCTTGTGCTCTTGTTGCTATACGACGTGCCTTACCACTTTGAGTTATTACTTTGTCTTTTGCCTTTTCGTATGCAATAGCATCATCTTTTCCATCTTGAGCTGCAAGACGATGTGGACTATTTCTATCACGGCTTACAACATAAGGATCTTTAGTTGATTTCTCAACTCCCTTTTTATATTCTTTGCCATCTTTTTCGCCTCTTGCTAAAATTTTTGCTGCTGAATCAACTGCACCAGATCTTCTTGGATCTGCCTGAAGTGTTGAGATATCTTCTTCTATTGGACCATATACGTGACCCATTTGTAAGTTTTTAGCTGAAGTCTTTGTTTTTCTTTCAAATAGTCTTTTTGCTCCTGGGCGTAAAGCAGTATATGATCTATATCCAGCTAGTTTCGCCTTGAATGCTCCACGACGTGCTCTATTTGGTTTTGTACCGCCAACCTCTCTAGAGTCTGTAGGTATTGTTCCATACTCATCTTTTTCAAGACCAAATGTTTTTCTAACAACACGTTTTTCTGCTTCTGACTTAATAGAATCAACTTGTTTTTCTACATGCTTTCCAGCAGATGACCAAGCCTTTTGCATTCTTTCATTTTCATCTTGAATATCTTTGAATGTTTCATTATATTCACCATTAAGCTTTTCAACAAACTGAGACGTTATGTCTTCATACTCATCATAAATACTGTCAAAACTTCCAGCATCAATCTGTCCCTGTGTTGGTGCAATACCTCTTGCTTCTCCAATTCTTAAAGCAAGTGGTGCAAGAACATTTGGTACGCCAGTTGCTCCAGAACGCTGACCCATGTTTTCTGCTGCATCTTGAAGTCTTAATGCAAACTCTGGGTACATAGAAAGCTTGCCACCACCATATCCAGGGATACTATCTGTAATCATTCCATTAATTAATGATCCATACTTCTTGCTCATCTTAGTTGGGATTACTGTTTCACCTGGCATTAATAGTGATAGTTCTGAATCTTTATTTCCTGTACCGCCCACAACTGCAGGCTTTCCTTCTGCTCTCTTTGTTATTGGACCTCTAACCATTGGTCTGGCTGATGGAACAAATTGATTTTGAGCAGCAATAGATCTGTAATATGCTCTTGTAAGTGCATCAACTGCTGAAGCCTCCGCAGTAAATGTTTGTGCAAGAGTTCTGTGTACCTGATCAAGAGATGCTGCAACTGCTGCTGCATTTCTTTGCTCAAGAGTCATATACTTAACTTCAGTACCTAGTGTTGCAGTAGACTGACCAGCTTTATTAAATATACTTTTTAAGAAAGTAAAGCCCTTAATTATGTTTGCTAAACCATTAGCTAGTAAACCAAATGTCATAAGAAATACTGGACCAAGACCTGCAACGATAGCTGTTATTGTTACAATAATCTTTTTTGTTCCATCACTTAAACCATTAAACTTTTCTAAAATTTTAGCAATAAATTCTGCAACTGGTGTAACTGCCTTTAAGAATTCTTCTCCAACTGGAACCAGTGCTAGTTTTAGATCTTCAACAGCTTTCTTAAACTTGTTCATTGATGACTCAGCGGTCATACCTAATTCTTTTTCAGATAGGCTTGCTAGTTCTTGAACTGAAGATCCAGCTAGGTCAAGAACTCTTGCTGCTTGTGTTCCTTCTTTTGTAACGTTTGCAAACAATGTTGATAGACGAGCAAACTGGAACTTACCAAACATTTGCTCAATTGCCTGTGCACGATTAAGTGGATCAAGTTGATTAAGTGCAGTTGCAAACTCAACAACAGTTTTCTTTAAATCTCCTCTGTTGCCTTCAACAATTTGTTTAATATTTATTCCAAAACTTTCAAGCATGCTTACAGCTTTTCCTGTTGGATTAATCATAGAAGCAAGACCAGACTTTAATGCGTTAGCACCTTCTGATGCGTTGATTCCTCCTTCTTTCATAGCAGTCATAAAGAATGCTAAGTCTTTAACATCTCCACCAAGCTGCTGAATAACAGGAGCTACCTTTGGAATTGCTGTTGTAATATCGTCAAGAGAAACAACAGTTTGGTTTTCTACTGCGTTAAGAAAGTCAATTGATTCTGCTAGCTGGTCTGAAGATATACCAAAAGCATTTTGCACTGAGATTGTTGTTTCTAATGCTTTTTGATAATCAACTTGTCCTAAAATTGAAAGCCTAATAGATTGCTCTGTTTGTCTTTGTAAGTCTACTCCAGAAAAACCAGCTGCTGCTGCTTCAGATGCAACTCCAACAGTATCTGCTACAGCAATACCATATTGAGTTAAACTCTTTCCAAGTTCTTTAATGTTTTCTAGTGCTGCTGTGCTTTCTTCTGTTGATGTAAATAAATCTCCATATACCTTTTTAAATCTAATAGCTTGCTTTTCCATATCCATAAATGATTTTGCTGCTGCTGTTCCTGCAGCCATTAATGGAATTGTAAAACCAACCATAAGCTGACGACCAGCCCATTGTGTATTTTTACCAAAGTTAAGAAGGTTGGTAGAGCCTTGCTTTAATAGTTGATTTAAAAGAGCTTGCTTTTCAGAAGCAATCATTGTTTTTGTTGCAAGATCATTCATATCAAGAGATAGCGGTCTTACAGCAATTGCCTTCATTGCTCCGTTAGCATCACGACCCATCTTTATATACTGGGTTTGTAGATCTTTTACATTTTCTCTTGCTACCTTGTTTATTGTTTCAAACTCAGTCTTAAACAACCTACCAAAACTTTTAGATGCACCACCTGCATATCTAAAATACTCACCCAAAGAAAACTTATTTTTTTGTAAAGAGTCAGTAAAAGATTCTGTGGTAGTCTTTATTGTTTTCATCTGGGCAGAGAATTTGCCCGTAGCATTAATTGAGTTGATTAGGTTTTGTTGCATTTGGCCAGTGACTGCATTTGCTGCAGCGCCACTCTGGGCCATTGATGTGTGGAAGGCTGATATCTGTCTCTGTAAGTTTTTGATACTGGCAAGTGCATCAGTAGTATCAATACTTACTTTAATATTGGACTGGACATCAGCCATTCACTACACCTCTTTATTTAGTTTTAGTCTTCAATGTTGCCAAAGATTGCTGCTGCATCTGAAATTGCAATTCCTGATGCTGTCTCAACAATCTTGTAGACAGTAGGCAAATCAATATTGTCTTCTAGATTTGCAAGGTCTACATCTACTCCAGCAGCGTACTGCTCCATAGCGATTAACACACATTGCATTAGAAGATTAATTGACTTATCATTATCATCTACTACTGCTGCAATACCCTCAAACTTTTTCATAAACTTTCGTAAAAGTGAAATTTTAAGCGGTCTTAGAGTAATTTCTGTACCATCAATTAGCTTAATCGTTTGCGCTTCGTGCACGGTTGTTGCCATCTTGATCCCTCCCTTTAGGTTTGTATTAATTATAGCATACAAAGGGGTTATTTTATAAGGTTTGGATCTCTTGCATCTTCATAGTCAAGTCCCATTCCAATTCCAAAACCTGCTGATCTAGCATTTTGTCCTTGTAAAGATAGCACGTCATTGCTATCGCTTGTTGCACCCTTGCTAAAGACTCTTGCTTTAAGATTTTCCCATTCTTTTTGTCCACGCTCTTCATTTCCATCAGACTCTAAGTCAACTCCTTGTATTGATGCAAAGAATTTCTTTTCTTGATAATCTAGTTCTCTTTTGCTAGACAATATTGCCATTATTTCTGCCAAGGATAACGATGCTTCTAACTCGTTATAGTCTTTCCATATGCCAAGCAAAAAAACCTCTGACTCAATTTTAGCAAGGTCAAACTCTTCCCAGGATGGTCCTGCTTCACCCTTTTGAACCTTTGATTTAATGTCTTGGTCTTCTTCCATTGTTTGATCAATCTTGATATTAGCAGCAACATCCAGGATTACGTGCACAGTTGGCAAATCTATATTATCTTCAAGGTCTTCTATACTTTTAGATATTTGAGGGTAATATTGTTTCATTGCTATTCTTGTGCATTCCGTTAAAACCATCATTGACTCATCATCATTTGCTGCATACTTAATCTTATTAAAGGCATCCATAAACTCTCTAAGATACTTAATCTTAAGAGGCATGATCTCTATCTCTGTGCCGTCAAACAAATAAATGTTTTTTGTTTTATAAATTGATGTCGCCATGATATATTAAGTTTACCACAAAAACAACAAAGCCCACCTCGTTATGAGATGGGCTAAGTCGTATTATTAAGTTGTTATTATGAAGCGTCGCCCCATGTACGATCAACGATCTTACCGTATGATCCACCATCTTCTGGAAGAAGACGGAATGAAACCTCAAACATTGAAGCTTCGTCACGCTTAGCAGATACTGTAACATTCTCAATTGAGAGTGCACGGTATGCTGCATAAACACGCTCTACATATGCAGAGTCTACGCAGTCACCAGTTCCTGGTCCAATTGCAACGATTCCTCGCTCAACTGGGCATTCACCGATATCTCCTGCTGACAAGTCTAATGTCTTGTCTCCATTAAGTGCTGTAGTAAGCTTTGTCTCGCTGTATGCTAGAGCCAAAAGGAGATTTTCCAATGTAGCTTCAGCAAAAGCTGTTGAAAGATTAACTGTCATTCCTTGCTTGTAAAGCTTAGCAACGTCAAGAATTTGGTCAACCTGAACTTCACCGAAGTCAGGCTGGAACTGCAATTCAAGACCGTTCATAGTATAACCTACGTTTGTGTAGTCTGAGTCAGTAGCGAGAGTCTCTCTGAATGATTCAGCGTTAACAAATGATGGTAGTGCATTAGCTCCTGTAGGGGCCAATGTAGTGTCTGCAATAAATAGTGCTGCTGCTCCAACGATAATGTTGGTAGACGTTCCACGACTATATGCCATTTATTCACCTCTTTCTGTAAGAATAGATATTTAGTTGTACGGCGTTGTGTTTCCTCAACTCAATTATAACAGTGTTTTATAGGATAATTTTTGTAGCTAGTTTAGGCTCTGGAGCCCAGGTATTTGCTGTCAGTTCTGGCATTTGGTGGTACTCAAAGTCAATAATAAATTTATTTCCCCCATAGGTACGGGCTGTGGCAAAGTCAATAATATCTCTTGTCTCCTCAAGCTGGTATACCTTAAAGTTGTGGAAGTAGAACATGTTATCTACAACCTCTGTGGGGCTTAACCTAATTTGACGATTGCTGCACCAGTTATTAACCTCTTCTGCTGACTCATCTAAACGATCTAAAAGCCTAAAAACAGCTTCTTGAATTTGAACCATGTTTTCTGTCATATTTTCTGCTGTGGCATAAAAATAATACAATAGCTGCTCAGACTTTATGTGTGGTAAAGTCTTGCGATTCATTCTAATAAGCCTATCCCAAGTAGCCATTACCCCACCTGCTGGAAAAGATCCTGTAAGATCATCTATTGCTGATGGTGTTGATGGAAAAAATGGAACTTCAATATCAGTGAACAGCCCTATCTTTTCTTCAAGATATTTATTAATCCAGAGTACTGGAGTGTTAAGGTATGAGTCATTTGCCATTATCTAATCCCCGCATTCGCTATCCATCTGTAACCTACTTGGTATCCTCTAGATTTACCAGAAGATTTTCCTGCTTTTAAGTTTGCTTTATATACTACTGGGTTGCTTAAATATTGTGAAATACCGCTTGTTCTTAAAAATGCCTGAGTAAAGTATCTGTTAAAAAATGTGTTTACTACATTCTCAAATGCACCCTTAGTGGCTGGACCACCAGGTGATTCAATAAAAACCTCGCCCTTAGTAAAGACTGTTTCTCCACCATCTTCAAAGACCAGCACGTTTGACTTGCGTGGCCTAATGGTTACTGGAGAACCTTCTTCCATTATTTTTGCCTTGTTATAAAAAGGTACTGATGAGCCATCCTTAATTGATGTTGATTGCTTTAATGTTGAAACAAACGAAAGGCCAAGGTTGCTTATTGTATAGTTTATATCGTATAGACGTGCATCAGGACTTCCCACTTTATACCATTCGTAAATATGGTGTAGTGCTTCTGGATTTACCCTGGCATTTGAGTCTATATATTGTTCTAATAATTCTTTTGTCATTATGCCCATATTATTTAAAAATGGTGTTTTACCTACTTTGACTCCTTCTAAAAATCCTATTGAGTAATCAATAATATTCTTCATGTCTTTTTTAAAAGCAGCGTTGTTCATTATGACTTTCATTATAGATCACTTGCCTGATTCTCTGATCGTCTTAAGACTACCTTATAATACTCAACATTACCAAATGGTCCAACTATAGCTTCGGTTGATGCTATTTCATAAATAGTTGATCTTCCATTTCTTGGCCCAGATGTTTCTAGGTATATGTCCTCTTGTTGTGGTGTTCTTATATTGGTCACAACTACGTTAGTTACTGAGTTTCTGTTGTTTGATGAAGAGATTCTTAAGTCTGTTTTGGTTCTTCCTAATAAGATATTTTCTTTTGTAATATTTACATTTGGTTTTACTTCTTCAGTTGTAGACTGTCCAGTAGGGGCAAAGTTACAAGCAAGAGATCTATCAAGAATCCATTGCTTTTTTACGTTACCGTATGCTCCCTGATCTACTATTGGATAGTAGACATCTGCAAGCATTGGGTATAAAAAGTCTGTTGGCTCGCATTGCATTAAAGAATACCTATTCTTGTTATACTCTGCTTATACTTATCAAGGATCTTATCAACAAGCATATTTCCAGTACCGTCCAGAACTGTCTTATCAAACTGAACTCTGAACTGCTCTGTATTATATGATGTGACATATCTCTTGTAGTAGTCTATTTTTCCACACTTAATGTCTTCAATTAGCATTAATGCTGCTTCATATATATCATGAGGAACTACCTTATATCCAGTTTCAAGCAAGAATAGATAATCCCATCCTTCTGGAAAAGCTGCTCCAGTTGAGAATGTATATGCGTTTTCGCTATAGTCTGTATCATAAACATTAAATGAATCTGATGGTGCAACGTGAAGGTTTAAACCTTTTTGCTCAGATCTATTGCCAATCAATCCTGGTGTTGCTGTATTTTTCATAATAGCAGTTTTATCTTTTGTTAGTTCGTACGACCATTCACCAAGAATTGGTTCTTCTAGGGTTGCATCATATACTAACAATGAATTTTCATATGCCTTTAAAATCTTATAGGTTCTATCCCAAAGAGGAAGGTAGTCTGTTCCTTGTCCAGTCTTATCAAGCCAATCAACCTCATAGTAGAACCCGCCTGTAATTGAATCAATTATGGCTCTTGCAATTCTCTCATGCTTAGCATATTCTGCAACCTCAGATGCTGTTGTTGCCAGTCTGTTAGGGTCTACATATGGTCTTTTTATTTCTAAATTATCTTCAACGACTATTGAGTCTTGGTCTACTGAACCCTGGTAAACAACTAGGTAGTAGCTATCGTCATACTTGGTAAAGTCTCCAGAAAGCTCTATAGAAATTTTTGAGTCTGCAGAAGATTCAACCTCGTACTCTGCAAGGACATCGTTTCTATCTTTATCTTTAATTTCTACTACATGATCAGTGTTTGGTTCTGCAACTGTATATGTGACAAGTATAGGATATGGTGGGACTCTTAAAGCTTCCATGGATTACTTACCGTATGCTCTCTTCACTTCTTCTGGAGAAGCTGTGCGTACAGACTTGTTTGTTATCCATTTATCAGCATCCTCCTTAGTGACTATGTTATACCCCTTGGTTAACTCACCAACACCATTCCAGTAAAGATTGCGAACTGAATAAATTGCTACCTTTTCTGTTGGCTCTGGCTTGTTAACTAGTATCTTGGATGACTCTTTAGGCACAAAGCTAAAAATCACCTCTAAAATATCATTTTTTGTACTTACCCCAAATAGGTCAATGTTATTTTTCTTTGCATATGACTTTAATTCAAATACAGTTTTGCTTTTTAATTCTTCTATCAATGACATATTGACCTCCACTGCTATTATATCAGAATATGACTAAGGGAGACAGTTTTTACGCTGTCTCCCTCGTCAAGTTAATCAGTGATTATTATGACTCTACTGCAGCATCTGCGTAAGCAACTGCATCAAGCTCTTCCCACTGAAGACCGAAGCGGACGAATACTGTGTATTCAATTGTGTCCTTCTTTGGCTGGTAGGTACGGTTAACAGTGATATCTCGCTGGAATCCCCATACACGGTTTGCAGGGAATGTAAGATCTACGTAACCTGCTGGGTAGTATGGAACTTCCTGTACGTCAACACCAAGAACACGTGTTGTACGTGCTCCACCAAATGTCTGAGCTCCACCATCTAGGTAAGCCTGACGATTAGCCTGTGTTGATCCTGCGATCTGTCCTGCAAATGCTTCTGCAACTGCATCAGCAAGTGTACCGTTGTTCTTAACGATACCCTGGAATGCATCTGTACCTGCGTAGAACTTCAAGTTAGACTTGATTGCACGGTACTTGCGTGGCATTGCTAGGATGATATCCTGCATAACTGCTGGTGTCCATGCATTGTCTGTGACAGTAACGATTGACTCGTGTGCATCTCCATCAGTCTTAACCTTGTTAACGAAACCTTCCATGATTGAAAGGAAGTCGCCTGTTGAACCATCGCCATTAATAGCAAGGTCTTCAATATCGTTTGCGAATGCGTTGGTCATCAAGCGAACTAGATGATCTTCCAATGCTGCGCCTTCAATATTATCTTCAAGTGCTTCTGTTGAAACTTCCCAATCAAGACGAATCTTCTTGGTTGTAAGCTCTACCTTAGAGAATGTTGCACCTGCATTTTCAAATGTAGGCTGTGCCTGTGCTGCTGCACGGATGACACGCTCTCCAACGTTGACCTTCTCAATTTCCATTGTATTGGCACGCATTGTAACTCTACGTCCGTCCTTAGCGAGGACAGTTGCATCCCATACATAATCAATGAAGCGACGTGCTTGCTCTGGTGCAAGAATACCACCTGGTGTACCAGTTGGGTTTACTGCGTTTGGTCCAGAGAAATCTCCATAGTTTGCTGTGGCAATGTTACCAAGCGAAGCAGCTGGAGAAAGATTTCCATTAGGTCCTTGTGCTACTGCACCACCAATTCCACCTGATACGGCAACGCCATCACCTGTGGGATGATTAAAAGACTTTTGAAGATCTGTGTTTGTTGTTTCTGACATATTGTTCACCTCCTAGTGATTTTGTTTTAGTTAAATAGGTCGGAATTTGTGAGGAAACGTCCGCCCCATAGGGATTTCTGAATCACTTTAGGTGATTCCTGTACAATCTCGCCGAGATCGCCAGACTTGCGGAAAGCGGTATCTGCAACTACGGCATCTACGGTCTTTCCAAACTCATTAAAGCTTCCCTTAACTTCCTTAACTTCCTCTGTTACGGATTCAAGAGACTTTGTGATTGCATCAACATTAGCTTGCATAGCCTTTACTGTTGCTGCTAGATCGCTCAAGGCATTAGTTACAGAGTTCTGAATTTCAGAAACTGCCTTAGCAACTTCTGCTGTTGCTGTTGCAACCTCAACGATTGCTTCGTCAGCCTTCTCTGTTACTTCTTCAATAGAAGGAGCACTAACCTCTTCAACAACTGCATCTGACTTTTCTGCTACAACTTCTTCTGTAACTTCTAGTGACTTTGCAACTGCCTCTGCAGGAGCCTCTGGAGCAACCTCAACTTCATTAACTACCTCTGCTGCTGGTGCTTCTGGAGCATCAACAACTGCTGTTGTTTCTTCTGTCATAGGATTATCCTCCTTTGCTATCTTAATTGTTCTAATGCCTTTTGCACTATCAACTAAGAACTTTATCATTTCTACTTTTTCTGAATCATTCTTTTCAACAAAACCAATGTTTTTCATTTCTTCGCCAGTAACTGGGCTTAGCTCTGACTCATTTGCTGACAAAGTTACAATGCCAGACTCTGAATCGTAGAACACATTCTCAACAACTACATTTGCTGATGATCCTGTTAGTGTGTCAACTCCGTCAACTTTTTCAACGGATACAATATTTGCAAATTGATTTGCTGGGGAATCTACAAGACTCAACTCAATCAAATCATATTCCTTAATAACTCTAATTGTCTTATCTGCTTTTTCATCATATGCATCGTCCCACTTGTTCATTCGTCCACCAATAGAAAAACCAGTGTAGGTTCCATCTAGAACCTTCTCCCATGCATCCTGTGCACCCTTTGAGATATACGCTGATACAAAAACACCCTTATAAAACTTCTTTGATTCTGGATCAAAATACTTTTCTTCTTTGAATGAAACCATCTTGCCTACTGCTGATGGCTGATGCATTTCTCTAATGTTTCCACGGAACTTTGCAAAGGCCTCCATAGAGGCTTCTGTTGTGACGATATCGTCTTGCTTATCAAGGTTATCCAAAGATGCAAATCCAGAAACGATACGCTTCTCTTTGTCTACTTTTGTAAGTGGCATTGACAGACGTACATTATCGCCGTCTGTTGACCAATGTGCTTTATTTATATTCATGACGATTCTATTATACCAAACCTTTTAAACTATTTCTCAACTATTGAGACGCTCTACCTTCACCCTGTGGATTGCGTCCAGTTGTGGTTGCAGGTCCATCAGATTGACTATTGTTTCGTTCAGTATCTCTTGCTCTATTGCCAGATGCGTTTGCTCTA